TTTCTCGGCGGAAGGAGAGGGTGCCGGAGCGGGGTCCGATCTCTCTTTCAGCAGGGTGGCAACCGCCTCTGCCATCGTCAGTGGCCCGGTGCCCGCTTCCGCAGGCGTGTCGGACGTTTTGACAGTTTCAGACATTTACCTAAGCCTTGTCAAGAAGTTCATCATGGTTCGGCATCTTCTCGGAGGCGCAGGACGGCACGCGCCTCGCTCACCCACCCCAACGGCACCGCTTCCAACATTTCGGCCGCCATCTTTAACGAAAGCGCCTGTTGGCGGTGTGGGTCGCCTTCTACGCCAAATGGCGCGTCGGCCCAGAGATCGAAAGCGCGGACGCGCAGTTCATGCAGAAGCGCCTTGTACGCAGGTTGCTGCACCAAAAGCTCGGCCTCGCGCCCGCGCGTAATGACATCAATGGCCACATTCAGTGCTCCGCATCAGGGTTCTCGATGTTGGGCGACTTGCTGATGCCACGCTTGATATCGATGGCACGCAAAGCCGTTTCCGCTTGCAGTTCGTGCATATCGACCGCGGTGTCGGCCTGGAGCTTCATGCGTTGCAACTCGACCTGCATCAGCGCCTTCAGCTTCTCCAGTTCCATCTCTTTCTGCGCTTTCCATTGCTGGAACTGCATGTCCTGCGCGTGCTGGGCCGCTTCCATCTGCATGCGTTGCTGGCTTTCCTGCGCATCCGCCTGCAACTTGGCCTGTTGCACCTGGATGTCGGCCTGCGCCTTCTGCATCGTCGCCTGCGCCTTGGCGGCATCCGTTTGCGGCGAGCCTTGTGGGGCACCAGGGGCGGCTTGTTGCGCCGCTTGCTGCTGAGCTTGCTGCTGTTGTTGCATGATCTGGTCGATATTTGGGGGCAACGGCTTAAAATACCGCTCCACTTGCCGGTATGGGGTCAGCGCGATCAGGTCGGACAGCGTGTTGCGGTATTCCTGCATGCCGCTAAGCGGATTTGCAGGCCCCAGCTTCATCATAACCATTTCTTGCGTATTCTTGACGGCGCCAAGGGCTTGCAACCGTTCCGGGTCCGTTCCATTTCCAAGCCCGACGATAGCGATACATTCCATTGATGGGTCGAAAGATTGCGGGTCAACCGAAAGGAAGCCGCCGGAGGTATGGATTTGCATCTGCCGGTCTTGGTAGCGCACGGCGAGTTTGAGCAGGGCGCTGAACATCGGCGCAATCGCGGTCTCCGCAAGCGTTCGCGCAACGGCCTCTAGGCGGATGGTCCTGGCGTCAACGATCTCTTTGACGCCGGTTTCGGTGCTGGATTGCAGGGCCTTCGGATCAAGCCCGGCGGATTGGGGGGAGATGCCGGTGCGGAACTCGCGGATTTTGTCTAATCTGTCAATCATCGGAAATGCTTGCGCACCGACGAATTCGACGTTCAGCGGCATGAACGCATTCGGCTGCCTAATCCGTATAATTCGTCCGAACGCATCGTCGGTCGCATCGTCAAGATTGACGGCTGATTCAACCGCCGTAAATCTTGGATTGACCGCAGCGTAAAGAGAATCAAGCTGCTGACGCATGATCGAAGATTGCTGGTCCTGCAAATCCACGACTTTTCGCGCCAGGCCCGCACCGATGGGGGAATGCGGAATTATATACGGGGAACCAATCGTGAACGGCCAGTCCGCGATGCGCTCACGTTCCAGCACTTCATAGTCGTTGCCCACCGCCACGACGCGGTACATCTCAGGCACGCCATCGCCGTCAGCGTCCATCCGCACGGCGGCATCGATGACGCGGATCGGCCAGGTAGTCGCGTCTTCAGAGGACTGAGAAAAGGACGTGTCTTGGCGCTTGGGCTGGCGGGCCATCTGCTCCGCGGTCAGGCCCATCGGGGCGGCATGCTTGACGACATCGCGCCACTTGAAGCCCGCCGCGGTCAGGTCGCCCACGGTGCGGTCGCTGTAGACCGCCATGATCTTGCATTCGGAGACTTTCTCGGCGCTGCCATCGATCAAGAATTCATCGGGGCTGACGGTATCGACCTTGATCTTGACCGCCTGGCTACGCCGCAGGAGGCGAATGGAGTAGGTCGATTGCGGCGGTGGGGGCGGGGGTTCAGATAGCGCAGGCGCAGGGGGCGGCGGAGGCGGTGGAGGTTGCGGCGTGGGCGGCTGCCCCGGCGGCATCCCGTTCATGCCCGGTGGCCCACCCATAGGAGATGGAGCGCCGTCAAGGCGCGGCGCCGGGCCTGCCGGCCCAGCCGCAGGGGGCAGGACTCCCACTGCGGCCCCATTCATCGCGGCAGGGTTCATGCCCCCTTGCGCCGCTGCAAGCGACAACCTTCCGGCAAGTGGAAGCCCTTCCCCTTGCGATTCGTCATCGTCCGTGCTATCATCAGGGTCTTCCGGGGCGAGGGGATTGCCCAGCACGTCGCTGAGCATTTCAGTATCTTCTTCACGGCTGAGTATCGTTACGTCACGATCAGCGGCTAAGGCATCGCACTCGTCTTCGGTCAGGCCCATGTAGAATTCTTCTTCGACATGCTCGCTTGGCTCGGCACGATGGAAGAAGATGCCTACGTCCGCGACTAAGGCGTCCAAGAGGAACGAGGAAAGGTTGGTCCAGCCCGGGTTCTGCGTGAAGAACAGATGGTAGATGTAGGAGGTGGCGGTGTCGGCCTGCTGTTGCGCCGCTCCGGTGCTAGGCACGAACTGCACAAGTCCGCGCGGGTTGCCGAAGACACGGAGAAGTTGCGCATGGGCGGCATCGCAGGTGTCGGCCACTTCGGTTGCAACGACGGAGCTTCGACCCCTGCGCGGCGTAGAGTCTACCTGGCCGTTGTAGTAGCGCCATTGCTTGACGCGATCAGCGGACAGGTAGCCGTCGCGGAACATGACGGCCTGATCGACCATGCGGTTGAACACGCGCTGGAACGTTTCGGCAGACATCTTGCGCGGTTTGCGCGGGGTGGACGGCGGAGGCGAAGACCACGGACTGTCCATCTATACCACCCACGCTACATCTGATTTGAGTTTGTTGCCGACCCGGCCTCCGGAAAACGATGTAGCAAACCCTACAGGGCCGTCGTTGCCGGCGTAAAAGGACATCGCGAGCGCATCCGCACAGTCGGGTGAGCTAAGCCCGCGCTTGCGCATCTCGTCCTTGCTCTCGATCTTGATCCGCCCATCGGACAAGTAACGATATTTCAGCGCGGTCAGGTCGGCGACCAGCTTGTCGTGGGCGGGAACGCTCACCTGGCGGGTGGCGAACCAGTCGCGGGTGCGGCAGTAGAGTTCATCCCGCAGGCGATAATACTGGCTGCCCGTGGTGGGACTTTCGCTGACGTTGACTGCAAGAACGGGAAGGCCCATTTCTGCCATACGATCAGCCACACCCGCACCAAGCCCAATCGCATCGACACAGATGGCGGAAGGGCGCATGTCTATCGGGAGCGCGTCGTATTCGGTCTTGACGACGCCAACGACGTGCATCAGGTCAACGTTACGCCATATGATCGGGCGTTCGTTGATGACGGGGCCTAAGCGTTTGATCAGCACCGTCGCGTCGGAGCCGAAACGTGCCACGTCCAGCCCCCAGACCGCACGCTTGTAATCGTCGCGCATCAAATTGGGGGCTTCGCGCGTGGTTGCGGCGAGGACCATCTCGCGGCTGAGTAGCACATCCTCTTCGTGCAGCGGGAATTCGCCCAGGACACGGGCGGCGTAGCGTGCGGAAGCCGGGCCGTAATTGTCGGCCATCTCACGGATGAAGGCCGGGTCTACGTATTTGCTGTCGAAGCAGGAGACCTTCGCTGAATACCAGCGGTCGGCCATGTCGGTATGGGTGCGGTAGAAGAAGCCCGACGAACGCAGCGGGTTGCCGGCCAGCACCGTGATCGCACCCGGGGTGCTCATAGAGCCTTGGCCCGCATCGAACACTTGCTCAGCAACTCCCGACGCTTCATCGACGATCAGCATAACGTTAGCGGAATGGACGCCCTGCAAGGCTTCCGGCTGTTCCGCACGCGATGTACGCGCGCTGACGAAGGAGGCGGCGCTGTCGGACTTCAGGAAGATGCGGTCGGAGGTGACTTCGAACAGATCGGCAATCGAGGCGGGGCAGGCTTTGAGCCACCTACGGACTTCGGCCCACAGCGCATCGAACAACTGTTGCGCCGTAGGCGCAGTGACGACCGTTTTTTGCGGGTAGCGGGTAACGGCAAACCATATGGTCAGCCAGGACAGCAGGGTCGTCTTTCCAACACCGTTGCCGGAGCGGATGCTGATGCGGGTATGGCCCTGGCTCATGGCCTTCAGGATTTTGGCCTGCCACGGCTCGGGGGTGACGCCAAGGCACTCGACGCAGAAGGCGTACGGGTTCCGGCTCCACAACCACATGCGGGCCGCGGAGGCGAGGTCGGGCTTCTGCGTCAGGAGGGAGGAGAACCCATCCGCCATCAGCGTTTACGCAGTGCATTAGCCCACTCGGGGCCGGCTGGAAGGGCCTACTCGGCAACTGCTTCGGCTGTTTTGGCAGGTTCGGTTAGGCGGTAGGGCATTTTAAGCCCCGTAGAAGCCCCTACAGCCCTACCTAGCCCAGTCGGGTAGGGGAGGCTCCGCAGCCTGTATGGGCGCCTGTGGCGCAACCGCAGCCCCTTCTAGCAGTGCTCCAAGGTCGATACCGCGCTGTTGGGCGCTGTTGACCAGTTGCACCAGCATCAGATGGTTGAATTGCTGCGGCGTGGCGACGTTTTCGGCCTCTTTGGGCAGGGTGCGGGCAATGGCGGCGAACACCGCGACCGCATCGCCCTGCTCCATCTTGTCGGCCAGCGCATCGAGCATGCTGGCCGGGTTCAGGCGTGGATGGTCGAGCAGCCCGGCATGAACGGCGTCACGCCAGACCTTGCCGGGGCTGTCGGGCGGCGGGTCCAGCGACACATCCTGGGGAACCGCGAGGCTGTTGCCTGGCAGCATCGGCAGCGCGTCGAGGATGGTCGCATCGCTCATCGGGAGATGAAACGCTCTAAACGACTGGAAAGTCAAGCAGATGGCGTAACCGCAGGGGTTTACAAGCCAACGGTGCGGAGGCTAGAACGAAAACACCCGGCAGGGTGGTCCTGCCGGGCGTCTCCAACCGGAGCAAAACGATGGGTAATCATCGTCTGCTCCTGCACCTGATTATCGTGCTTTGGCGCTTCCGCGTCAAGGTCAGCATAATCCGGATGTAGGGCGGGGGCCAAGGGGAAACTCTTGGCCCTTGCCCGGTGGCGGCTCAGGATAAATACCGACCGGCCAGAAACGCACCGATTACGAGCGCAAACGCACAGCCGACAAGAGCAGCTACCCGCAGCCAAAATCTCCAACCTTCGAACTGCATGTTGACGATCTTGACGTTGCTGATAATTTTTATCCAGAAAATTTTTGGCACAATTGACGCCAAGGATTTTTGACAGCGGTGCGAATGTGGTGGTCGCCGCCGATCCAGCTTGGGGGTGGTCGCGAAGGGCGGGGGGCAACCTGGGGTTGCGGCGCGCACCCTCCACACGCTGCGGTTGCAGCCAGGTCGCGAGCGCACGCCGGCCAGCCCGCGCGGTTGCAGGGTGCGGCGAGGGTGCCGGGTGCATAAGCCATTGATGAAACTGTCAAATACGTCAAACCGATAATGCGTCAATATCGGATATCCTAGCCCTTGCCTAATACGTCAAGCCGCATTCCGGCATGCGCCACCCATAGCGCATCGGCGGCGCCGCTAATGAAGGGCGCTGGCCACCCCACCACGGCCGCATTAAATCCCGGCACAGCACGCGCTAGCGCCACCGCCACGCCTTTGCCCGAACCAATAGGTACCCTTGCCAGCCGGCGCCATTGCACCGGCCACACGGGCACCACACGCAGCCCTAAGCCTGCGCACACGCCACGCACCACGCCAGCCCTGTGCATTAGTTTGCCGGCACTGGCCACACCCTGCCGCGGCATCGGCATTTGCTGTTCTAATGCGAGCGATAAATGCGAAAATGGCGCCAAAAGATATGCCAATTCGTCCGGATCGTCCGGCATTTGGCGCAGCAACCGCACGGTTTGGCCGTTTTCTGCCGTTTCCAACCAACAAAGCGCGCCAAAGCGCCCGGGATCGGCGCCGATCACGCGCAACGGCACGGGTTTGGGACGCATTGGGACGGCATTTTTCGTGTTCCAAGACTTTATATAGGTTTGTCTACACAGCCTGTCTACACAAGCCTGTACTACTTTCTCTCTCTTATATATGTACCATGCGTATCAAACAAAGAGAATCAATAACTTAACTGTGGCGACTTGGGACGGCATTCCCGCATGCGACAAGTTTGTAAAGCCCAAACCGCCCCCGTAATTCGCTTTCCGAATTACGCCCCCGCCCCCTGCGCATGGCTGCCTCGCGAACCCGTGATATCTATACACGTTGACAACATGGCCGGCGCCTGCGCATATGGCGCTTACCGAAGCAAATCACCCGAAGGGACTGCCGACATGGACAACACTATCGTTTCTTACAGTGTGGAACTGGATAATGACGAACTGTGCATGATCCGCAGCGCGCTTATCCAAGCCCGCAAGAAAGAAGAAAGCGCGGTAGAGCGCGGCGATAAAGTTGGTATCAAACTAGCACGTTTGCGCTTGCTGTTGTGCAAACTTCCATACCCCGTCTGAGGAAATGCCGATGCCCCGATTGATTGATTGATTGATTGATTGATTGAAATACGATACAATGGCGCCAATGCGCCGTTCCCGTTCACTGTTTACGTTGCCACTGCGCAAGGTTGGCGCTTGTTCGCTCAGTGCAAGGACAATCATGCGGCGTCCATCGCTGCGGACAAAGCCCGTTATAGCAACGCTTAAACCCTGTCACATACTGAAAGAAACAAAACATGACCCAAGATGAAATGAATATTGAGCTTGCCGATGCACAGGCATATTTGTCACACCTGCGGTTAGACCGTTGCCGGCACGAAAGCGTCACCATGACAAGCCTATGGTTGTTCGATGCCGATGGTAAACAGATTGGCTCTTGCAGCCGCACCACGACGGGCGGCTGGCGCGCGAGCCACATGCACAAGGGCATGCCGATTGCGCAGCGTGAGCACTTCCTGATGTTGGATGCGCTGGACTACATCGCCGCCCGGCATATGCATTTCGTCAAACGGAATGCGGCTTAGCCTAACCTCCCCTCACACACTGAAAGAACCTCACATGACCTACGCCGCAGGCACTACCCCCGCCCCTAAAGCCAACCCCGATGAGTACAACGGATGGACCAACCGCGAGACCTGGCTTGTCCATCTGTGGCTTAGCAATGAACAACACAGCGACACATGGGCGCGTGAACTGTGCCGCGCCGAAGTCAACGAGCATGCCGCAGCACACGAACTGTCCAGCCAGATCGAAGAGTACATGGACCTGCCGACTACCGGCTTCACTTGCGACCTTATCAACGCCGCCCTTGCGCGCTGCGATTGGCGCGAAGTGGCCATCGCGTTTCGCGAAGAGTAGGAGCGCCACACGATGCAAACCTATTGGGAAAGCGTGTGGCAGTTCCACACACGCAACTTCACGATAGCCCTTGACGTGACCGAAGAGATGGACAGCCCCGAAGGGCACTTCGAAGATGCTGAAAGCGTAATGTTTGCACAAGAGGGCGGTTGGCATTGGTTCACTGCGCGCGTGCTTGTGCTCCACGACGGTCAAGAGTTAGGCGCCGACTACCTTGGTGCATGCTCCTATCATTCGCTTGAAGACTTCATGGCGCCCGGAGGCTACTTTCGCGACATGATCCGTGAAGCCTGCGCACAAGCGCGCCACGAACTGCGGAAACTGCAATCGCTCCATATGCGCAGCGCCGCATAGATGCCAACAACCATTACGAAAGCGTAACAACATGAACCCCACCAAATCCACTACCCGCCCCGAACCCCTCCTTTGGCTCAGCGACTCCCGCGGCATCTACATCCCGCGCGATTTCGCCGCATCGTTCAACGACCGTGCGAAAGCCGTTGCGGGCGTTGACGATGCCACATGGGCTATTCTGGACGAAGGGCCGGACAACGAGCTGTATTGGGACGCATGGACGGATGTAGGCGCCGATGCCGTCGTGACGGACGAGCATGGCCATAAGTACTTCGTGTGGCAGGACGGCGATTGCTGGCTCATCCCTGTCGGCATGGAATGGCAGGACGGGGAAGACTTCTTCGCGTGGCCGGAAGACGATGCCGAAGAGGGGGAAGGGTAGGCCATGTGGTTCAAGCGCATACCTAAGCCTACCCAAGCCGCCTCCGGGCGGCTTGCCTACGTTCAACGCGATGCCGACAGCCCACACTTTCGCAAAGGGCTGGCCGATGGGAACGCGGGCCGGCCCTGTGAACGTCGTATCCTGTACATTTCAACTATGACGCACGGCCAGATGCCGGACGAAGAGTGGCGCCTCTATCAGGCCGGACATGCGCAAGCCGCGGCGGACAAGCGTGCGGCGTATGCGCAGGCCGTCCAGCTATTCCGTAACGCGGGCGTTGATCCAATCCCGGATTGCATGTTGAAAGCGGCAGGGTTGCTGCCATGACCGTACCCAACCCCATCACGCTTGAATTCCTAGCCGAACAGCAAGCCCAAATCCTGACCCAACTCCGCAGCATGCAAGAGGATGCCGTTGTATCTACGGCCATCCTTATGCGCGTGGACGGCACGCTATCGGGCTTGGTGAATGAGGTTCGCGCCATGCACACGCAACATAACCGCATGGCCATGCGCTTGCGCACACTTGAAGAGGGAAAGCCATGAACACGCTCTTGCTTGCCCTGTTGGGTAACGCCGCCGTGGCGTACGTATGGACGCGGGGCAATGGCGCTTCCTTCGGAGGCGTGCTGGCATTCATGCTGTTGTCCGAAGCGGCTGCGGTAGGGCTGTTTTTCGCCGCGCTCTACGCGCTGGCAAACATGCGGTAGCGCCATGCACCATTGACCCATGCACGCCCACACGCTGCGAAAACGCCGCTTGGCTGGGCGCCGCAGGGGCGTTCCATACCATTACGATACCAACACTATACCGATAGAGCACTGAATGCTGAAACCATTTTCCAAATTTGACCCACTTGGCCGAAAATGGTTCAGGTTTGAAAGCTGGAAAATTTTTGCATTTCCGTTTGTGCGTGTTTCGGCCGGAAATGCTGCCATTTCCATAAAAAGCATGCTTTTGTTCAGGAGGGAAAATGGATCACGCACACGCCTTGCTTGAACGTATGCGGCTGGACGTTAGCCAGGTGTTTGACAGCCTGCTTGCCCGGCCCTTGCGCGTGCTTGATCTGTTCAGCGGCATCGGAGGCTTCTCGCTGGGCTTCGAACGTGCGGGAATGCAAACGGTGGGCTTCTGCGAAATCGACCCATACGCACGCGCCGTGCTGGCGAAACATTGGCCGGGAGTGCCATGCCATGATGATGTTAAGACACTCGATGTCCGAAGTGGCATCGATGTGGTGTGCGGTGGCTTCCCGTGTCAGGACATATCCGTGGCCGGACGCAACGCCGGCATCGATGGGCCACGCAGCGGTTTATGGCGCGACATGCTCCGCATCGTTCGGCAAGTCGCGCCGCAATGGGTCGTCATCGAAAACGTCCCGGCCCTTCGCGCTCGCGGACTGGACCAGGTGCTCGGGGCACTCGCTGCGCTCGGCTATGATGCGGAATGGCATTGTATTCCCGCTTCCGCCATTGGCGCTCCTCACCGGAGGGACCGCATATGGATCGTGGCCCACGCCGACGACACGCGACTGGAAGGATGGCGACAGCCGATCCTGTCGCAACGTGCCCTCGAACGCCTTGCTCGGACGCGAAGTGCATCATGGCTCGATGGCGCATGGAACCGTTCTGAACCCGGAATGGGTAGAATTGCTGATGGGCTACCCGAAGGGCTGGACCAAAGTGAACGCCCCGCTGAGTACTGGGAGCAGGGCACGCCGCGGACGGTAGCCAAGGGGATGCCGGAACGCCGCCGGCGCCTGATCGCGCTCGGCAACGCCATCGTGCCCCAGATCGCTGAACTTATCGGCAGGGCAATCGTGGAAAAACATGCTTTATTGGAAACGAAACGATGAAAAGCGAAGAATTCAAGGCGTGGCTGGACAAGCACCACATGGGGCCGGTCGAAGCCGCACGCTTGTTGGGCGTGGGGTATCAATCGATTTACAATTGGAGCGGAAGGCGGCGGCGCGTGCCGAAGCAGGTCGCTATTCTCACAGCCTACATCGATACCTATGGCTGGCCCGACAAGGCATTGTCTGATCGGCAACGTGAGGCGGTAGGGCTTGCGGTACCGCAGAAGCAGGCGGCGTAGAAAAGCATGCTTTTTATCTCGGCCAATCCGGGTCGGATGCGGCATCGATCTTGTTATAAAGCATGCTTTTCCACACCCGTTTCTGCCCGCAATGGCAGATCACGCGCGCACTCGTCACGAAGCGCGTCGTTAGCTCGCAGATGCCGTCGCGTTGGGCGCGCTTCATCAATGGCCCCATCGCGCGTGGCTCAGGAGTAGATGGCCCGCCACGTTCGAGGCGGATGCGCTCGATGTCGTCGGTGAAGAAGAAGGGCTGCCGCTTGGCCACTTCGATCAGGGCTGCCAACATGAACGCCACCCATTCCGGGTTGGCGCCGCGGGCCGCACGCCCCATACCCTCTTGCTTGGCTAGTTCGCCTTGCTCGCGGTTGAAGGTCGAAGACATGCTATTCCTCCGCTGGTAAACCCCGCAGCGCATCTATCGCCATGTCCAAACACGCTTGCCGAAAGACTGCCCTTTCCATCCTGATCATCCCTTGGTCCACCATCCGCCGGAATATCCGCTCCCTTACCCGATACTCCCGCTCCAGTTCACGCAACGCCGCCTCCGGCGTCGGCGCCAGCGTTGGCTCTTGGCGTTGAACGGGCAGGAATTTGAGCATCAGTTCTGCACCAGTTTCAGCCCGCGATAGCCTTTGCCCTGGTCCTGCCCTATGCGGACATTCTCCGGGCGCACATTGAACTCGACGCGAACGATGCGGGCGATCTGGCGATACAGGTCGGACGGCAGCGTCTCGACGATCTCGGCAATCTCTTCGTTCTGCTCTGCCATCAGTGCCAAATGCTTCTGCACGGCGTCGTGCAGTGTGGTTGACATGACGTGCATCATCGGCGCCGCTTTCTTCACGACGGCGATCACGGCGGCACGGATCGGGTCGATATAGTGCCACTCTTCCGCCGTCTCGGTTTCGACGGCCTGCCACGCGGCACGGTCAAGATGGTCGGCCCTACCCCATGTGTGTGGGCGCCAGAAGCTAGGCCGTCCATTCAGCAACTCGGCCAGCCGGGTGATCAGATAGGCTAATATCTTCGGCGCCTCGGCCAGCACAAGGGCACGGAACTCGGGGTTCGATTCGAATTGCTCGCGCAGATGCAGGAACACGATGCGCCTGCGGAGGTTGTGTTCGGCGTCTTCGAACGACACCCTGCCATTGGTCGCGAACGTCAGGGTCGCCTTCCATGCCAACATTTCCGGGTTGCCGTACATGCGGCGCGCTTCGGAGACTTCCCCCGATATCGCCCCTTTGAGCAGGGTTTCATTGGGCTTCCAGTTGTCGGGCGTCTCCGTGAACAGCACGGCGCGCACACCTTGCAGTTCCGCCATCATTCGGCGCGCTTCGTTGTCACGCCTGCGGCTGAACATATCGGGCTGGATCGTGCTGTAGGCGTAGCCGCCATCGGCTCGATGACCCAGCACGGCAACGATGATATCGCACAACAGGCTTTTTCCATTCGCCCCGAAGCCTTGCAAAACCAAGCATTTCTCGACCGCACGCTCGCCTTGCAGTTGCAGCGCCATCCAGTCCAGCAGCAAGCTGAGCTTGCCCAAATCTTTCGACACGATTTCGAGCACGGTTTGCAAGAACAGGGTTGGTTCACTGCCCATGTCGGGGGCTACCGGCGTGATCATGCTGACGCGATCATGCGGGATGGCGGCGCGCATCCGTCCGGTGCGCAGATTGACCAGCCCGCCTGGCGTGTTGAGCGCCAGCGGGTCGGTATCGAAGGGCTGCCGTATATAGGCGCCTTCCATCACGGCTAAGACGGCCCGGGCACGCTTCTCGTCTTCCAGCCACCGCGCCATGTTGGCGATCTGGGCTTGCGTCCCTTCAAGCCTGCGCGAGAGCAGACGCACGACGCGCCGGATGCGGTGCAGGGCGGCAGGGATGCCGATGACGAAGCGGGTTGCCCCGTCCCATACCGCCCACTGGTTATGCGGGTTCAGCGCCAGTTCAGGGCCGATCTCATTGGCCATGCGTTCGGCCAGCGTCATGTCGGTTTGCGCCGCGTCCAATAGCCCTGCGGCCGGGAACGCTTCGGCAACGCTATTTGTCCGTACCTCTGCGTCAACTGGGCGTGAAGTGTTCGCGTTTTGTTCAATGACAACAGTGTCGGGAAGGATTTGTTGCCATCCACACCCCCTGGCGAATGAGTACAGCGTGTCGGCCCCTACCGACGTGCCGCCGTCGAATGAGCGTATCTTGGCTTCGATCCAGTCGTCTTCGTTCGGCCATTGCCGCAGCCACGGCACCAGGTTTCTGAGTATCCAGCCCGGGTCGCCGCCGCACCCGCCTACCGCGGCGGCGATGATGGTCAAGACCCGCTCATACGTGTCCGTGGTGCGGTTGGGCCGTCCATCTTGGAGCGTGCGCGTGTTCGGGATGGCCCTTAACGCTTCGGCCAGTTCGTTCTTGTCGGCGGCGATCATGGCCGGGTGGCCCAGCGGGAAGCGGCCATCTTCAGTTGACGCCTGGCGCTGCTGAACCGTGCAACCATGCCGCTCCAACGTAGCCTGGATCACCGGCACGACGGCGGCGATCTCAGCCTCGTCGGCCGGCGGCAAGTCGCGCCAGGCCACGTCGAAGAGGTTGCCGTGCTCCCAGATTGGCCAGCCCGTTTCGCTGTTGCCCCAGATGCGCGCCTGATTACCGGCGCCGAGTATCTCGACCCGCCCAACCGAACCGTCCGGATGCAAATATGGTATCGTTATCTTGCGCCCGCTGCCGTTGGGGGCACGGTAGAACAGCATGCCGCGTGGCGTGCCGGGGCGCCCCCTGAACGGGGCAGTGCCAAGCAACTGCTTCTCAATCGCACGGCGCAGCGCGTTGCACAAAGTCGGGTCGTCTTCGTCAATGTCGATCACGCGAACGAGGCGCGTGCGCAAGCCCCACGACGGCTGCCAGCTTGCCCAGTCGCGCAGAACGTCGTCAGTCGGCTCAATTGCCTGCCAATGTGCCAGGCCCCTCCACGCACCATTAGGCAGCCGTTCCCCCGGCGCTTTGCCGCATGCCTTGGCATCGATGCGGCTGGCCGGATCGATTGGAGCGCCGTAGGGGATGACGGGTATAACGTCGCCGCCATAGCCCGCGCTGCACAGCATCCGCATGGCGCGTTCGGCATCTTCATAGCTGTTATCGGGCAGACTCATGCTTCGTCAGCGGTAGCGACTGGATCATACCGAAGCCCAGCCCTTTCCAGATGCCACGCCAGGCTCATTGCCCGACGTTTGTTCTTCGCGATGCGGTTGCGCCGATTTGGCACGCCCTGCGGCGCTGGCGATTCCAGCATTTCCGCCCCCTGCTTTTGCGTGATGAAGTTTTCAATAAATGCGCGCAACGTTTTATCCGTAGCCACATCCAGATATGTCAGCCCGGTGCCGCTATCCGTAGAAAGCGGCAACGTCTTACGCCAGACTTGAACATAGGGCTGCACTTGCGCCCATTGCGCGTCCGTAAATTTGAACTCACACATTGTCCAGCCGTTCCAAGATTGCACTGAACTGCGCTACTTCGCTGCGCCGCAGCGGCAATAGCAGCACTTCATCCAACGCTTCCAACCCTGCGGGCAGGTCGCGTGGCGATGCGGCGACGTTAGCCTTGTCCAACAGATCAGCTTCTTCGACCGTATCAGCGGAACTGGGCTGATGCACCGGCCGGCTTTTTTGCCCGGCTGCCCAGATCAAGCGGTGGCGTATCTCGCGGATCAGGTAGTGCATCGGTTTCCCCTCTCAATGCCCGTAGCCAGATTTCACGCATTGCCGCCAGCGGCATACGCACTTCGAAGCGCAGCCCCGTCGTTGTCACCAGCACGCACACATTGCCGTTCTCGATTGAGAACACCGAAACGATCTGGTGCGGGTTGACCAGGATCGAGCCAGTATTCCGGTCGTGAAGCGTGATGATGCCGTCAGATTTTTCGGTAGCGATCACTTACTTTTCCTTTCGCTTGCACCGGCATGTCCGGCGCCCATGATTTCGGCCCCGCCAGCACCCGCTCGATCAGCCCGATATCGGGCGAGGGGTGCTCGACCACGACTTCATCATGGACGATGAGCACGACGGGATAGCCGATGTCTTCCAACGCAAAACACCCTTCCATCAGGAAGTCGCGGCACAACGCCTGGACAACGTTTTCGAAGATTTTGCTGCCCCACAGGCGAATGTCGCCATACTGATGCGTTTGCGAGTTGACGCCTTCATAGGTCAGCGTCGGGCGCGTGAACGGCAGGCCCGACTTGCCAGTCGTGGTTGCGTTCTCGACCCGTGGGCGCATGTAATAGAGGAAGCGCCCACTGGGCAGGCGGCACAGCAGCATGCCCTTCTCACAGCGCCAGGCGGTCTGGTGGGTAATGAAGATGCCCCCCTTATGGACGCAGGCCAGCTTGGCCGCTTCTTCCAGCGCGTTCCATGCGCGTGGAATGGCGGCGTAGCGGTTGCGGTAGCTGGAAACCGCACGCGCCGCGAATTCTTGGGTCAGGTCGATGCCGGCCGATGCGCACGCCTCACGGATGCGCAGCCCGTTGGCACCATACTGGGCGGCGAGTGCCAGCGTCTTGCCGACGAAGCGTTCTTTTTCATCGAGCGGCGTGATGGGGCGACCATAGACGATGGAAGCGGTGTCGCAGTACACGTCGCCGCCCATCGCCAATGTCTCGACAATCTTGCGTTCGCCGGCCAGCCATGCGGCACCGCGTAACTCGATGGCGTTCAGATCGCAGATCGCGAACTGGCATCCGTCAGTCGGCACCAGCATCGAGCGCAGGCAGTCGGCGATTACGTCGAGCGGTGCGCCTTCGCTCCACTGTACCAAGACGTGGTTGGCGGTTTCCAGCGCCGCGATACCAAGTTTGATATCGTCGTATCCACGGGACGGTCGGGGCAGGTTCTGCAACTGCACGATGCGGCTTGAATGCCGGCCCGTTGACGCCCCATGATAGACCAACATTCCACGCAGACGGTCGTCGCTGCCAGCGTGCGACAGCATCTTGACGAGTTTACGCACACTGCTCCGGCTCCCCTGCGTGCGGATGTTCAAGAGTTCGGCCACATCGTCCGGTTGCGTATCGAGCGCCGCGACTTCTTTCTTGCCCAGCGACAGCAATGCGGCGCCCTTGTCGCGGGCGTGCTTCAAGATGCGGGCGATCTGGCCGGTTGTCGTGATGGCGCCGCCGGTCAAATCGTGCATGCGCCGGTTCAAGCCGCGCGCCGTGTCTTCCGCCACCACTTGCGCTCGCTCAACAAGGGGGCGGTCGATGCGGATGCCGCGGTCGTTCAACTTCAAATCGTATTGCCAGATGCGCCGTTCGTACGGCGGCTGCGGCGGCAGGCGTTTGTGCAGCGCCCGCAGCGTATGCACGTCGATCCCGGCATAGTCCATGAACTGCGCGAACAGCACTTCGTCTTCGATGAACCGCCCGTCTTTGTCGGGTTGCGTCAACTGCTTGATCAGCTTTTTGCCGCGCGGGTCTTTCTGGTGGGAGAGGTTCAACGCCACCGCGGCGCCTTCAAGGTCGGGCGGCAGGCCGCACATGCGGCACTGCGCTTGCGTGTCGTGCCAGTAATCGTCGCAGTCACCAAGCGACGGGAACAGGCGGCGCGTTACCAGCCGTTCGAACGAAGCGTTGTGCGCTACCCACTGCGCGTGACGCTGGGAACTGAACAGGCCGCGCATGCCGTCCGCGACTTCGGGGCAGCGCATATCGACCACCCGCACCGGGCCGTCATCTTCGGCCCAGGCGAGGATCAGCGGTTTGAATGAGGAATGGGCGACGTAGCGGTAGGCGCCTACCTGGCGGAGATCGAGCCTGCATCGTGTTTCATAATCGATGTAGAGCACGTCAACCTCACAGGTTTCCAAACCCCAACCCAAGCACAACCAGCACCAGTGCGGCGGCGGGTAAGGCCAGCCACATGAAAGGTTTCAGGCGGTTGCGAATGCGCCGCAGTCGCCTGCGGCGCATTCGGGTCACGAGTCGCGCTTATTCTTCGGCTCTTCGTGGCGGGACGGCATCCGTCCGCCGTGATCGTTCTTGGTGTCTTCGTGTTTGGCCTTAGGTGCTTCGTGATGCGGCGCCGCCGCTTGGGCTTCCATCACGACGGCACCCGAGACGGTAACGGCATTGGATGCCGGGGCTGCGGTCTGGCCATTGGCGTTGGTCGCCGTGACGATGCACGTAAAGACTTTGCCGTTATCGGCAGCCGTCACGGCGTAGGGCGTGCCAGTGCCAACCGCGGCGCCATCCGCCTCCCACTGATAGGCGTATGACGTTGGCTCGCCCACCCACTCGCCCATCGTGCAGGTCAGGTTGGTGCCTTCCTGTGCGGCATACGGCACGTTCTTGACGACAGGCGGCAACTTGGCGGTAATGCCCGCCAGGTAGGCTACCTCATTCACGTCATAGCGTTCCTGTTGGCACAGGGCTTCGAAGATGATGACGGGTTCGGCACCGGCATCGATCAAGTCTTTGATTGTCTGCACGCTCATGTTGATCTCCTTATGTCCACGAAGGTTCGGAAGAGGCGCCGCTTTCACGACGACCAGCCACGGCGGGTGCATCGTCGTCATCAACGACGGATGGGAAATTTCCCCAGTCTTCGGGCCTATCATCAAGACGATCTCCATCGGCCAGCTTTTGCACGCTGAACAAGCCGGCGGTCACGCCACGTTTCATGTTCATGTAGTTGTAGCCGAAGAATTCGAGTTTCATGCTGACGATGCAGCCCGGGTAGATTTCAAGCTGGTCCGTCAGCGGCCGGCCGTAGCGGTCCACCACCGCCGGCTTGCGGTCAGCCGCCGCGCTGGCGCGGATGAACCAGCGGTTCTTGTAACCGACAGCATCGATCTTGCTGTTGCCGTCCTGGATCGGCCAGGAGAATGCGCCTGCGGCTTTCCATGCTTTCCACTGCTCTTTCGAGAACTTGGAACTGGTATCGGCAGCCTTCTCGCAGGCGAGCTTGGCGGCATCGAGCGTGGCGCGCATGTAGGGCTTGGACGGATCGATCAGCGCCGTGGCATTGTATTTCGGCGCCTGGCCGGGATCGTCGCGGAACGCCCGGGGCGTGAACAGGAACGGGTAGGACAGGATGACCGCACCCGTGGTCAGGAAGCGCCCCTGCACGTTTGGTTTGAGGTCTTCGTAACTCATTGTCTGCTCCTTCATATTGCCCATGATGGCAGGTTCGGTACTTTAGGCTTGGCATCTACGACCAGTTTCACGCCCGTCACTTCCTTGATCGTCTCCGGCATCAGTTCCAGCCGCTTCTTGCCCAGCAATTTTTCAATGTAGGCGGGCGAATACAGTTTCGTTTCATAAATAACGGCATCGCCCAAGCCCGCATCGTTCAGCGCCCATGCCGTCGCGAGCGGGTCCAGCCATTTACGGTGCGAATACGTCTCTTCCAGCCGGTAGCCGGGGATGGTCTGGCCCTGCTTGGCACGGTCAAGCGCCAGGTCACGCAGCGCCGTGATGCGGGCTTCGACTTGCGGGATGCCGTGAAGCAGATCGGCCAGGATATCGTTCGGCAGCCCGTCCTGCTCTATCGTGACGATCTGGCGTTCGTACGCTTCAAGCGTCGGACAGACGTGCCGGTAGCGGCAGAATTTGCAGTGCGGGCCAGCGTTGAACCGCAGTTGGCTGGCGCGCGTGGCCGCAATCGCGGGCTTCAAGATGTCGTCGCGCCACTGGTGCAATTCGGTCTTGGTCGTGGCCCAGACGCGCACGCGGTCATCCTCATCGTGCCAGCGCGGCTGCACGATAACCATGTTGACGCCCTCGACCGCGGCTTGCGTTTGCTGCGGCAAGTAATCGAGCATCCCCAGCGCGTAGATCGCGGCCTGCGGGTTGTTGATCGCGGGCACATAGACGCCCTGGCCGAATTTCAGGTCGAAGACGGTGAGATGGTCCGGCTCTAAGACAGCGGCATCGACCGTGCCGCCAAGGTCGGGATGCACCGACGTGACGTTGACATGGTGCTCTACGAACAAGGCGTTGTCGGCGGGTGCCGCGACACGCTGCACCAGGTCGGTATAGAGGCGTAGGGGTGCTGCTTCGGCCAGCACTTCGTCGGGTTCCATGCCTGTCTCAATGCACTTCGCGGCAATAGAGTGCATCGCCGTGCCTTCGGCCGCGGCGGGACCGGGCGGGCGGTCAGGCACCAGCCGTTCCGCCGCCCACGATGCCGGGCATGCCATCCAGCGGTGCGCCGCCGATGGCGAGTAGAGGTTGTGCCCGGTGAGTGTCAGCCCCACGACGGCGCTTCCCCGTTCGGGGCCGGAGCGATGGCTTGCAGATCGGCAAGGAACTGGCGACGTGCACTTTGCGGCACGTCTTGCAACTGCCCGCTATTGGTGCCGACATGCTTGGTGAAGACATCGGTGGCATGCGCGTTCAGATGCGGATTAGCTTTGAGCCATTGCACCGCCTGGCTACGGAAGTCTTGCAGGGTCAGCCAGTCCTCGTCATCCGGCTCCGGCAGCGGCATCGCCACTTGCTCTACGGGAAGCGCCGCCGTGGTCTTGGGCGGGCGCCCACGCCGCTTGGCGCCTTCGGCTGCGGGTGTGGTGCGCTCCGGTTCATCCGGCTCTCCCGCAGGCGCCTGCGCGAGCGCGCTTTGCCCCTGATAGTCAACGGGTGCGCGCCCGTCAGCATTCACCGGCGCTTCCGCCTTGGCATGCACGACCTTCTCGACCTTGCTCACGCCGAGCACCATGTCCGTGACCTTGCCCTGCAAGCCGCGGATCACGTCGGCAATCACACCGGCTTCGCCCTGCGTGCCGGTGATCGTCAGCGTCAACTCCATTGTAGTTCTCCCTCTACCAAGGCTTTGTCGAGTGCGGTGGCCATGCCCGCTTTTCTGGCCACGACGCGGCTGACCGCATCGTCAATCGTCCCGCCCACGGTCCAGACACGCGCGAGCACGCTGCGCATCTGGCCGATGCGATGCAAGCGTTTAGCTGCCTGGATCAGATCGGCGGCACTCCATGGGCAATCGAGGAACCAGACTTCGGCGGCGGCGGTGAGCGTGATCGCCACGCCGCCGGCCCTGGTCTGTGACAGGAACACCCGGCAAGCCGGGTCGGACTGAAACTTGATAACGGCATCGTCACGCCGCTGTGCGCCTACGTCGCCCGTCACCACGACCGGGTTGAAGCCGGCCAGCATCGTGTGCAGCCGCTTCAACGGCGCCAGATGGTCGCAGAAAATGACGATCTTATCGACGGCGCCGCTATACAGCTTGTCCGCGGCCGACGTGGCCACTGGAACCGCTTTCGCCTCCGCGAGCATGGCGCGTGCAGTAGACAGGTGAAAATGCGTCTCCGTCACCAAGGCCATCAGGTCTTGATCATTGAGCGCACCCCACATTTCCGCCTTAGCCAGAAGCAGAACACGTTTGAGCAATTCACGCTCAAAATGCAACTCGGCCGGGTCGAGCGGGATCACGCCGAAGCGCAGCGGCGGCAACGACAGCAACTCGGTACCCTGGAAAAGAAAGTGCGGCTGCAATTTTGCGCGCAACAGGTGCATATTTTTCGCACCAAGGATTTTGACGCGATCAGCCGCAAGGACGTGATATTGCATGATAAACGAATCGCGGTTCATGCCTTCGATCACGTCGGGCCACAGCACACGCAACGGTAAATACAAATCTTGCGGCCCTTGCGGCATCGGCGTACCTGATGCGAGCCAGCGCCGTTTGGCGCGATGCACCAGCCCGCCCTTGCCCAACATGAGCCGGGAACGCTTGGCCGCAGGCGATTTATACGCATGCGCCTCATCCGCTACGAGCAGGTCGTAGCTTTCGGCCCTGAGCGCGTTGAAGAACCGTTGGTCGTAGAGCCGGTCAGGATTAGTGATCCAGATCGGTGATTTGGCCGTCTTGATATCATCGGCGTTGCGCACAACCGTCGCACTGCGGTTGCCGAACCGCGCGAATTCGCGCTTCCAGTGGTAGAGGGCCGGAACGGGTGCCGTGATGAGTATCTTGTCGGCACCACTTTCGCAGGCGGCACAGACGATCTCAGCCGTCTTGCCGGTGCCGGGAGCGCCGGCCAGGTAGCCGGTCGGGTGCGACTTCAACCAATTGATCGCCATCGGCTGATGCGGCAACAGCGCGGGCACGTCAGCACGCCCAGGTCGGCAGGTTGTCGTCCGTCTCGCCCGTCGCCAGCGCCTTCAACTGCTCCGGCGTGCTGGCAATAGTCACGTCCTTCCATTCCAACGGCACCAGCCCGCGCAGGCTGCGTTCAACGTTGATGGCGCGGAATTGCACCCACCGCCATGGAATTAAAACCCTGTTACCTTCTGTTACGACACCCGGTATTTTGCCCGCCTTGGCACGGGCCAGAATTGTTTGATGGGACAGCCCGACATACTGGGCTGCCTTGCGCGCAGAGGTAAAAAGACTGCGGTACTCCAATACCGCCTCGCAGTACAGCGGGCGGACGGGTTTGTTTAACGATGTCACTAACTTAGGCCCTGATTTTGGTATGGAGGGCGAAGCCGACGAATATGCAGGTCGTTAACCAAAACATAACTAAATCGCCACGCTGGTCAACGACGAAAAATGCCTGTGGTACTGCCGAAAAATAGGTAGATGCAGCAGCTAAAAATATGGGCTTTCGTCAAATGCGTTCACGTTGTATAAACGGTGCGCGACACGATTCGCCGAATTATCTAGGAGTTCGCCTGAAACCAAATTCGCGTGAGGGAATTAAATGCTTTTGATGCACCCTCGCCACGCCTAACCGAACCTGAACAAACAGACCAAAAGCACCAGCTTAGCAATGTCAGATAACTTGCGAAAAAGTCACAACAAAGACTTCCACACATACCAGATCAAACTGGATAGCATCACATACTCGCGATTGAAGGCGAACGCCTCGCAGCATGGGCAGGAATTCTCCACCCATCTACGTGAAGTGCTGCGGTTCCATATCGACAGTCTCGGGCATGACGATGGTGGCGAAGCCGCCCGCGTCGGTATGGCGATGACAAAGATATACCGGGCCATTAACACCCTATCCGCACTCGATGCTTCCGACCCGAAAATGCCGCCACTGGTTAGACTGGTCATGGCGCTGCGATATCTGGTCGATGATGCACATGATAAGGACATGCCGCATAAATCAATCGAGACATTGTACGCTTTGGCGGCGATTGACGAAAATCGCGTCGAAACCGTCGCCGCCGTGGCCGACGTGCTGAGCGGCAAGAACGATATGCCCCGCCGCCGGGGACGGCCACGCAAGTACCCGCTGCCTGCCGAGCCGGAGATGACCGATGCCGCATGAGCGCAAGATCGGCAAGCCCGTCATCAAGACCCGTGGTGCCGGGTTCCAGGCCCGGGTAAGGGTGGGCGGCTTGGGCGGCAAGCCCAAGGATTTTTATGGACACGGCCCGACTGAACACGAAGCGGTCGCGGCTGCGGTCAAGCAGGCGCACGCCTTCGACCCTGGCCTGGTTGCGGTCAATGGCAATATCTCCTTTATCGAGTACCTCCGCGATTTTCACCGCACCAACGACAAGCTGAAACCACGCACCCGTGCCACCTATATGGACCGCATCGCCCATCACGTCGCCCCGGTGCTGAAAGACACGCCGGTTGATCGGCTGCAATGGGGCGATTTCCAACGGTTGAAAAACACCATGGCCGCGAAGGGCGCAGGCGCCAACACGATTTTGGGCGTGTTCCGGATGCTCAACAAGCCGATTGAAATCGCCCTGCGGCGCAAGATGCTGAAAGAAAATCCGCTGCTGACTATATCACTGCCCGCAGGCGTCTCGGCGCCGCGCACGCCGCTGACGCATGCGCAATTGCTGCACTTGCTCGATTTGAGCGAGGGTAGCTACTGGGCCGATCATCTGCATGTGCTGGCAACGACCGGCATGCGGGTGGCCGAGTTGCTAGGGCTGGAATGGAAGGACGTACGCTTCGATGGGCCGGACCCATCGGTCACGGTGCGCCAACAGGCCCACGACGCCCGCTACGGCGTTGACGCACGCATGGGGGCGCCCAAGACCAAGAGCAGCGGGCGTGAGATCGCCTTGCCGGTAGAGACGGCGGAACGGCTGCGCAGGCGGTGGAAACGCTGGCTGCAACCGGGGCCGGAGCGGCTGGTGTTCCCGAACGCCAAGGGCGAAATCCAAGACCCGTCCAGCCTGCGCCACTACCTGCAAACCAAGGCGAAAGAGATCGGCGTGGCCAAGCTGCACCCGCATCTCCTGCGCCACACGATGATATCGCATGCGTTGCAAATCACCGGCGATTTGGGAGGCGTCTCGGCCATGGCCGGGCATAGCAATCCAAGGGTAACGGCAGGCGTCTATCTGAAGGGTCTGCCGGGTGCAGGGAAGGGTATCGCGGCAGCGATGGGCACCCTGATTTCAGGGGGCCGAGATTGAAAAAAATATAATTAGGGTGCAGATAGGGTGCAAATCGAGGGTGCATCTGCATACGTAACATTTAAGCCGTTGAAAACACTAACAAATTAAATTAAAAAAATGCTGATATCCCAGATGGTGGTGTTGTCGTGCGGCCAACTCATACGCCAAAGATGTCAAAAACATCTTTGGCTTTTTTCTTGCGCGTCAATGGCTTAGCGAAGATGAATTTCAAGGCATAAATTAAACGTCTTGTCAAATTTGTCGTATTTGACAGGTATCCAGATACCGCACGCGGCGAAAACAGGGTGCAGCGAGGGTGCATCAACTCATCCGCATGATCCAGTACACCCCGACTGACGGGGGTGCGTCGGTGTTGATGGTGTGGCTGTGGGTGCCATCATTGCCAATGGGATGTGTATGCGCCTGATCGCCACCCGTAGAACCGATCACCAGCGGCCCGTTCGCGGTAAGCGTAGCCGTGCCAGCAAAGTAGCCCGCGGGGCTGGTGGTGTTCATGTAGCCCCAACCTTGCTGCGTCGAATGCGTGTGACTGGGCATCTCGGCAATCGTCAGCGTATGCGCCCCCGTGGCTGCACCGTGGCTATGGTTGCCCGCCGCAACGCTGCTGCCGGTATAGGAGCCGAACGCACTGCCGAAGCCCGTGCCGGAGCCGACACCACGCAGGTACTTGTCACGCAAATCAGGCGTGCCGCCCGTGCCGTCGCAGACATGCCAGTTACTAGGCAGCGAGGCCGGGTTGCCCCACCAAGCCGTGATCGTGCCAACTGGAACGATATTGGAAGGCGCGATGCCGCCCACCGTGTTGGCGTTATTCGCTTGGGTCACGGAGATGTCGTAGTAGCCCGCCATGCGCGCGGCCGGCACGGTGCCGGTGGCCAGTGCAGAGGCGTTCAAATTCGTCAGACCGCCACCGTTTCCGGAGATCGTGACGCCGCTGATTGTGCCGCCGGTTATGTTGACATTGGCCGCGCTTTGGTTGGCCATGGAGCCTAAGCCCGCGAACGTATCCGTCACTTGCTGGCCAAGCTGGTTGATGACGCTCATCACTTCGCGGAGCACATCGTTGGTGGCGCTGGGCCACATGCCCTCCGGCGCACCGACCGGCGGGGCGGCGACATTATCCGCCGGCAATGGTTTGTAGTCGCTCCATATCGTCATGGTGTTGCCCCTGCCGGTGCGCTGGCGCCGCTTATTTTAGCCTGTGCCGCCTGAATATACTTATCCACCGCCTGCTTGGTTGGCGCGTCGAATTGCATCGCCGCCAACCGCCCCAGCGTCGTGCTGATGCGGTTCGGACTGGCCGCAACCTCGCGGGCCGAACTCGCCAGCCAGCGCGTGAACCCGGGGCTTTGCATCAGCCGCATGACCATTGGCGCCGCCACCAGCGGCGTCAGCCCGACCGCAAAGCCCTTAGCGGCACCACCCGGATCACCCGATGCCAAACCAACGCCCGCCCCCGTCAGTGGCCCCATAAGCAGGCGTCCCGCCATCAACAAATTGCTCGTTTGCGAAGTGTTCGCAGCGTATCCGGCGCGTACATATTGGTTCGCCAATGTCGCCAGACTGGTAAGGTTCTGGCGCGTCTCCTGCGGCAGATACCCATCGAATAATGCCCGTTTGGCACCATCGGACAACCCGTTCCAGGCGGTCGAGAAATTAGCGATGCCGCTCAACGGATCAGTACCCGCAACCTGCCCGGCTGTCTGGGCCACGCCAGGGTTGGGCTGGAACATTCTTTCGAAATAATGCGCCGCAAAATCGCGCCAGGTCTGGTCGTCAACTGAATTGCGCGCCCGCATCAATTCGACACCGTTGCCGCCATTAGGCCCCGATTTCATTGAATTTCGCGTGATCGCATTGAAAGCGTCGGACGGATTTTTCTCAACCAATTTGCCCAATTCATCGACGGTCAAGTACTGCCCGGCGCCAACGCCGGGCCGCATCGTCGCTTGTCCCCCACGCCCTGCGGTCACGAACGCATCGTGTCCGGCCAGGGCTTGCTGTAGGGCCGGGCTGGACCGCCCCGCCGAATCCAGGAGGTCTTGCCGTGCCGCGTTGTACATCGTCGTCAAGGCGTTTTGTGCTGACGATGACCGTCTGGCCCCAGTTACCGGATTGAAATCGATGGCTTCGCCCAACGCCGTGCGCTCGCTGCGCATAGTCGAAAAATCGATGCCTGGCCGGCCCACCATAGCCGCATTCTGCTGGCTACGGTCCAAGATGTTGCGACCCCATTCCAGCGCATCCGCGACCGTGGGCGCTAGATTTTGCGACCCTTCCGCCACACTCCGCTGCAACTGCGTCACCGCATTCTGGATGTTATGCGGCACCACAACGGTCCCCTGGCCAAGCGCATCGACGCCCATATCCATCGCCTGTCGCGTACGGTTATAGGTGTTGATGCTGCCCTGCGCCGCGGCTTGCAGCCTCTCCATCGCCTCGCCCGTATCCCGCGTCGGCCCCAGTATCGAACCCGCCCCAGCGACCTCTCCCACAAGCCGCTGTTGTGCTGCCGTCAGCGAATCGCGTGTGGCCTGCTTACCAGCTTCCAACCGGCCCGTAGCGGTTGGACTGGTGCCCAACAACTCCATCGTCCGGTTGATCCCGGTAGACCCGGTGACCATCCCCGGCATGCCGCCAAGATCAACGCCAAGGTCTGCCGCCGCCCGCGTCACACCCGGCTCCGCACGGCCCACGATAGGCGCGATGGCACGCACCGCAGCCGGTATCCCGCGGCCGACAAGCTCGCCAGCCGACCCAAGCACCGTGTTCACCCCTACATCGGTAGCGACTTGTCCAAGCGAGCGCGTATCGTCGGTGCCAAGCAGTTTGCCGAGCATGCCGCGGTAGCCTTCCAGCCCCGCCGTGCCGCCGACACCCGCACCCCCTATGGCGCCAGCGATGCCGCCCGCCGGCCCGGCCATGCTGCCCAGCGTGCCGCCGCCAATGGCCCCCATGGTGCCGCCCATCAGGGCTGGAACTTCCTGAAAGTTTCGCGCGGCCCAGTTCAGCGGATGGGCACCCTCCGTCGCCTTGTACAAAGTCGGCTGCTTGGTGTCGGGATGCGTGAAGACGTAGTTGCCTTGCCCGATTGCCATCGCATCCGGGTAGTATTTCCGCAGTGTGCTCAACTCGTCTTCTGGCGTCGGCGCAGCCCCCACCGCCGCCGTCGCCAGCAATCCAGCGCCCGTGCGCTTATCGACATTCGGCGCGCGCATCACTTGCGCGCGCAGTTCCGCCATCGCCTGCATGATGTCGTCAGTCGATGCGCCTGCCGGTGCTGGTGCTGTCTCTGCCATCTAAAGACCTGTCATTGTTACCGTGCGCGCGCGGATCGCGCGGTTCACCATATTTTTCTGTTGCTGCGTCATCTTCTCGATTTCAGCCGCGGGTATGCTCAACAGATCGGGCACCGGCATTGTCCCCAGTGCCGCGCCAAAATCAGTTGGTTTCTCGAACGAATTGGCCCAGTCGGCAGTATATTTGGACTTGGGCGGTTCAACCGGCGGCTTGGCCGGAGGCGGCTGCAAAATCGCTGGCGCTTTGGACGGATCAAACGGTGCGGGTTTGTTCTTCTCCATCTCCTCCAACGCCTTCGCCTTCAGATCAGGCGGGAAGAGTTTTGGATTGACCACGTTGTTCGGGTTGACGCCCCACGACCGGGCACGCTCACGCATCGCGTCAGCAGCATCCGCCACCGTCTCTATTCTTCCGCTGTGCAACACGTAAGCGTTGTCCAGCAAATCACGTGCCTGCTCCGGACTGATCGAAGCCCCACTGTAATTGAACCGATTATAGAGTTCGGTCACCCGCGGGCTGACGCTGTTGCTTTCGATCTTGTTGGCTTCGGTCTGCCGCACAACTTGCGCCGGATCGATCATCTTGCCCAGTTCGATGACCATTGCCGCACCCGTCGCCCCCGATGGGTTGGTCAAGAACTTGTTGTACAGATTGTTCATCGTGTCCAAATGCGTCTTCGACTTCGGGAAATCCTTGATCTCCGGGTCGTTTTTGAACGAATTGGCGAGCTTTTCTTCCTGTTCAAACGGCTGCATGGGTGGCAAGCCCGCCTGCGTTATCTTGATCTCCGGCATCCCGCCGCCGAGTTTCGGCGTGATCGCCAGCACCGTGCCCGGGTTGAAACCGGACGTGCCGGGGATGCCCATCTTCTCCGCTTCCGCAGCCGGTAGCGTGATCTCGCGGCCGATCTGGTTCCTGACCCATTCGGCGACGTATTTCGTCCCTTCCGCTGCGGTCATGTTCGCCAGGCTCGCCCGTATCGCTGGGGGCATCTGGTTGATGGTCGAGTTCAGCCCAAGCCCGCTGCCAACGCCGGCAGGCTGCGGTACAGCTTGTGGTGCAGGAGGCGCCACCGCGGGTGCCGCCGGCACGCTACCGCCCAAATTGGGCGGCACTGGTCCGCCGCCACCTTCAAGCCCCGGCCCACCAAAGCCGCCGCTGCTCAACACGGCTTGCTGCGGGTTCAGCGGCGCGGGGGGTGCCCCTGGCCCGGCAAAGACGGCCGGGGCGCCGGGCGAACCTGGAACCGGCTGCGGCATGCCCCCGAGCACATCGCCCCCACCACTCAGCACCGATTGTGCGGGCGTCAGCGGAGCGCCGACACGAGCACCGAAGCCGCCACCAGGGGCGGGCATAGACGGCGCCGCTGGTGCCGCCGCAGGGGCAGTGCCACCAAGCCCGCCAAAGCCACCGCCAGGGGCACCACCACCGCCCATGATGGCGCGCTGCGCGGGCGTCGTCACCGATGCGGCTGGTGCCGCTTGTGCTGCCGCACCGCCCCCGCCGCCAGTAGCGAACTTGCGGAAATAGTCGCTGACTTTGGTACCGAGCCGGTCGCTGCTATCCGTGCCCGTCACCAGATAGTTCTTCATGCCCTGGTAGCCGCCGAGATGGGCGGCAGCGCGCATGCCGTCTACCGTGACCGGCGTGCCATCGGGCAAAGTGGCGCCGACATATTTGTCCAGCCCATCGGCGCGGATACGGTTGTCGATGTCGTTGACATGGTGCGTGAAGACGGCGTTCTGGGCATTCGTGTTGCCCATGAAATCCTGGATCGTCTTGACCGGGCTTTGGCCCTCGCCCACCGGCACGTTCTGGAACGTGCCGGTCCAGGCGCCGTTCCACTTGCCATCCGGCCCCTTGTCGCCCGGACCCATCGTGTAGTAGCCCAAATCTTGCAGCCGCGGAGCGCCGAACTGGTGCAGACCCGAGTATCCGCCCGTGCCGCCTTTCACCACTGGCGTTTGCGCGTTCGGATTGCCGCTGCTCTCCGATGTCGTCAACCGATTGCCAAAATCCGATACCGTCGAACCGCCAGAATCAAGCGGCGGCAGTCCCAATCTCTCCCGGCGCCAGTCTTCGTCGCGTTTCAACTGCGCCATCTGCGCCATGGCCTGTGAACGCTTGAACGCCGCTTCCGCCGCGTTGTTGGCGTCCACCGCCGATTGCCCATTGGCGAGCGCCTGCGACCGTGCCGCTTCGGCCGCGTTCAAGGCGATCTGGCTGGGCACTGCGCTGGCCTGCGCAGTGGCCAGACCGGCCTGCGCGTAAGTGCCGGCAATGCGCGCTGCTAGTTCCTTGTCGTAGCCCTTGTTGACCAAATCCTGATACGTCGTCTGCATCCGGACATAGGCGGCCTGGTCCGGCACCATGCCGGCCTGCGCTTCAGACAGCTTGCCGCTGGCGAGCAGGTTTTGCGCCTGCGCCGATTGCAGGCGTTGCGCCATGTCGAGCTTGATGCGGTCTTCCTGCGCCTTGTCCATTCCCCCAACAAGGCCGGAACCGAACGCGCCGATTGCAAGCCCCGGCGGCAGATAACGATTATCCGCACCCGCCGCCTGTCCCGCTGCCGCGAGGCCGGAAGCGAGGTCGCGCCATGACCAGTTCGAATTCGTCAGCGCCGAACCGCCGGTCGCATCGCGCGAAATAGAAGACGAACCAGGCGAACCGGCACCGCCCGTGCCAACCTGTCGGATGCCGACATCGCCCGGCCCTGTATCGGCGGCACGATTGTAGTCGGTAATGTCCGTCGAGTTGCCCGACGAACCGCTGCCGAAGACGCTGCCCCAAAGATCATCGAGCCATTGCATGTTACTTGGCTCCTATGCCGGCGACTTTGCCGACGATGGAGGCGACGGAACCGGCGGCGGAAAGCGCCTGCTGGAAATCGGAAGCGGATGGGGTGGTCATGGTCTGGTCGGTCGAAGTCATGCGGCTGCCAGGGTTGTTGTAAATCAGGTTGCTCAACTGGTTGAGCAGGCCCCACTGCCCCTGACCGCCCTGGTAGAGATAGTTGTTGATCTGGTTTTTCAGATCGGCCTGCGAGCGCGTGTCGATCTGCGAGCCAACCTGACCGAGTTGGTTCGCAGGCATATATTGCCCCTGCATCAATCCCGGTATCGATTGCGCACCGGCAAGTTGCGTGCCTGCCTGCCCTTGCTGCCCGGCATTCAACGCCTGCGCTCCACTGATACCCTGCCCCTGCAACTGCGTCAGCAACCCGCCAAGGCCAAGCTGGTTTTGCTGCATACCTAACCCAAGCTGGCCAAGGCTCTGTTGCGCCTGCAACTGCCGGTTCATGTCTTGCGAATACGCATTGCCGTAGATGTTGGCATTCATGTTGCCGAGCGTGTTGCCCAGTTGCATCGCCGCCGTGTTCTGCTGTGTCGCCAGCGCGCCGCCTTCATGCCCGCCATAGCGCCCGCCCTGGCTGAACGTGCTCTCGATGCCGGGCATGATGGTGTTGAGGTATTGGTTGGTCGTGGTCTGGTTGGCGGCATTTGACATCGCGTTCAGATACGGATTCTGGCCCATGCCGTAGCCGGCAGCCGTGTTCGACAGCATGCCCAAAGCCGGGTTGCCGCCAAACTGGCCTTGCAGGCTTTGCGCATAACCTTGCGCCCCGTTGCCGCCCTGGCCGTAGAGCAGGTTTTGCAAGAACGCATTGCCGCCACCGAGATTTTGCCCCTGCGCGATGCCACCCACCGAGTTCAGCGCATTGTCCAACTGCGGCGTGCCGGCATTGGCAAGGTTCTGCACCATGCCCTGCGCTTGCTGCGTCTGCGGTGAATAGGGCGCGTTGACGCTGCCGGTCCATGATGCCGGCAAGCCTTGCTGGTAAAGGTTCTGGGCACTCTGGTACATGCCCGTGAGATACGGTTGCGCCGTTTGCCATGGCTGGACCGACGTGCTCTGCGTCGTGGTCGCCGTGTTCGGCTCGAAGAAGTCACCCATGGCCTACAACTCCCGACGCAGGATGACGCCAACCGTGCGCCAATCCGGCCCCATCTTCCTGATCCAACCGACCCTGCCGAGAATTTCGGCGCTGGTGCAGCCCTGTGTCTTCGCCCACGCCAAAGCGCGGTCGTGCAACTGCCAGCCTTCATCGTTATGGCCACCGATCAGGCTGAACCGCAGGCACTTTTGCTTGGCGTAGTGCATGATCTGCGTCACCAGCACCGTGTCCTTGCCTGGCCAGTACTGGGCACGGTCATCCATGATCGCTTGCAACACTTGGTCTAGGCTCGCCCACCCGTCCATCCGGTCAATGGCGTTCTGCAACAGCGGCGCCAACTCCCGCCAACGCGGCGGCAGCGACATGCCAGGACGGGGCACTTCACCCAAGTACGACATATTCCACCCCCACCGCAGCGGCGCTGGCGTGGTCTACCGTGGCGGTGAACTTGCCGCGGCTCTTGACCCAAATCGTCGGCACAATCGCCGCTCCCGCGGCGTTGATCGCCTGGAACTGCAACACCGACTGCCCGCCGATCCGCGTGTCGTGGATGATGGTTTCCGTGCCGTTCAACGTGGCCGTGCCGCCGATATTGAGTGAGCCTTCCATCGCCCCGCGCAAGCACTCGACCACTTCACGCGGCGTGCTGTGCTCATTGACCGTCTTGTAAGAGACGCGGGCCATCAACGGTAGCCCATCGGCTTAGCCATGTAATCAAAACCGGTGGCGTGCTTCCAGTAGCCCGTGATGGTGAGCCTGATGCGATGGTAGCGCCCCTCGGCCCTGGTGCCGATCCAGCCAGTATTGTTTTCTTTCAATGTCGGCCCGGTATGCCATGCGATCTCACCGCGGCCCTTGGTCCATACCTGAATTTCGACAGAGGCGTTGTCGCCTTCAACGACAGGATAAACCGATTGCAGCATCGCCCGGCGCATCGGGGAGACGGAGAACATGGTTGAATCCATCTGCGCATCGAGCGGCGGGCCGGTGAAGTTATTCAGTTGCCCATCGACCATCGCCGCCAGGAAGCGCGTAGAGCCGCGCCACATCCGGTCATCCATCGAGGCGACCAGCGTATCGACGGTGCCGAACCTGTCGAGTTCATCGAGCGTGTAGCCCGGCTGTGCCGCCACACCGAGACAATCGTTCTCGATGATGCCGAACGACCATTCCTGCAACAGCGGGTCATAGATCAGGATTTTATTCGGCTTGCCCAACTCGCTGCGCGCACCGGGATAGGACCAGACCACCAGGCGTTGTGCCGGATCGACCGCCGCCGACATCTTGTCGATGCTCTCGATCTTCACGTCGTCGAAGAAGGCGCGGTCGATCTTCTCCTTACCGATAGGCAACGATTTCTGACCGTCGAATTGCTGAAACCCTGACTCGGAGAGGTAGAATACGGAGCCGTCGAGTTGCGCCACCGAACGCGGCGTCAGGCATCCGACAGCGAACTCGACCCTATCGAATTGGTAGATCAGCGGCGGGCCAACGAAAGTGATGCGGATGACGCCCAACTCGAACAGCGCCACGCCGTAATTGCCGCCGCACAGGCCGCGGCAGGCGCCAAGGTCGGGCACATCCTGAAAATCGCACAGGGTCGCCATATTCGGCGTCCAGTTGGTAGCGTCGTCAATGGCGCTCCAGGCCACGCGGTTCGGCGCCGCCGTGCCGGTGTCCGTGGCCAGGGCCATGTTCGCCGCCATCACCTGATCGCGCACGATGGTCACGAAATGCGCCGTAGGTGCGGTGGCCGACAGATCGGCAAATTTAGCCCCCGTGCCGGCTGTCACATCAATCGCCTGCAACTTGTCGAAACCGTTGGCGACGATGAATTTGTTAGCCCAGCGCGTTCCGGTCCAGTTCTGGTTGGCCGCATACGCAGGCGTTGTGCGCGATACGTCGAAAAAGTTTTGCGGCCCGGCGTCGTAGCGCCAGATTTTGCCATTGGCGCCGATGGCGTAGACCAGTTCGTTGCCTTGCAGGTCAGAAGTCAGAAACAGCGCATTGGCCGGCGCCGGGATGCCGGTGACGGAAAGCTGCTTCAACGACGGCATGGGACGCCAGCCGGTCTTGGTCCTGACCGCGTTCAACGGCTTCACCATGCCGTTCATCATTTCGGCCTGGTCAGGGGTCCAGCTTGCAAGCGGCACATGCGGCACTAACGTTTGCCCTTCTTCGCTGGCAGCGTCTTGCGCACCTTGCCGCCCTTGGAAAAGCCGAGAGCGCCGCCACCCCCACCTTCGGAGCCGGAACTGGTGCGTTTGCTTAGATCATCAGTGAAATCAAGGCCGGCATCGCCCCCCGAATCCATATACGCCTTCGAGTCGCCGCCTGAATCCGCCATGATCGCGTCGATGATCTTCTTCATCTTCGGGTCGGTAAGATCGAGCGGTTGCGTGCCCTCGATCAGTCCACCGATCTCATAACCTTTGTATGCGTGCATTTTGTTGCGATGCCAGCCCATCAGCGTTTGCCTTTTCTCTGTGGTAGACGGCCCTTATTCACCTGATCCAGCACTTTGGTTCCAAGTTTCTTCACCGCGGACTTGCGGATCACGTATTCGCCCTTCTGCGCCGGGATCAGGCCATCGTCCTTGCCAATCGGCTTGCCCGCCACGCGGATTATGCGACCACCCTTCGGCATGGCTACGCCCCCGGCCAGTTGTTGTAGGCACTCTGTCCAACCTGGTTCGGCAACCCATTTATGGCTTGCACGGATTCTGTTTGCACCGCCCGCATCCCTGCCAGCGCCAGTTGCGCCCGCAAATCTTCCATGATCCGGTTGACGTGCCGGTATTTGCCCTTCCCCAACTGCCGTTCGATCACCCGCCATTGCGCCGCCGTCAGCGTCACGGACAGGCGCGCGCCAGGCGGCGTTGTCGCAGGGTGGGTGGGGGCGAAGACGTTCATTGGGGCTTGGGCCGCAAAAGTCGTTCGGGAACGTGCGTTTGCATCCAGTCCCATATTTCGGTCAGGGCCTCGCCCGCGATGGGGTCGGACGCGGAAATCTCTTCGATCAGTTTGCCCACGGTATCGTAGAACGCCTTGACGTGTGGCGGCGCATCATCAGGCAGCGGGGCGTTAGGGTCGCCGCCTTCCGGCGGGTCTTCTGGATGTTCGTTCATTGCTTAACCTGTTTGGCGACATCTTCCTGAAGACGGTTGAGCACGACGCCCTGGCTTTGCTGCGTGGCCTGCAAATCCGCGATCCTTTGTTGCATCGCCAAGAGTTCGGTCAAAATCCGGTCGGCCCGGTTGGTCAGGGCTTCCACCTTCGCCGCCGCCGTCTGCACCGGGCCGCTGCCGTGGGTTTCCAGCGCCGTGATGCGTAACTCATGGCCGGAAGTCTGTTGGCGCATAGTGCCTATTTCCGATCCAATGACGAAGACGTAGACAGCGATTGAGGCTGCGGCACCAAGCACGCCGATGGTGAGCCAACTGGGGCGCTTGGGCGGTTGTTCTTCCATCTCATAGCCGCAGCTCGGCGGTGAACAGCGCCGCGAAGGCGAGGGCGATGACGGCGTAGTAGAGGGCGCGGTCGGACAGCCTCATGGCGCGGGATCCATTACGGGAGCACCCCGCCGAATTAGCGCCACGAATTCGGGGGTCGCTATCCCGGATGATTGGTAGGTCTGAACAAGCTGGTGCTCCTCCTCGTTTATCAGCAGCGTCCATGGCAACCACTGCCCCGCATCGTCTTGCTGATACCAACTCAGCCGGAAAGGGACGCCCTCGCCGCTTTCCAGTTGCAACATGCGGATGGCATCGTGTTCAGGGTCGCTCATGGCCGCAGCCTCGGCATACCGCCGCTCATGCACATGATGAGGTCGTAGACGAAATAGATCAGGAAGATAATGATAATCATGGCGACGATGATCCTGATCACCCGCATCGCTAGGTCGCCGGCCCAGCCCAGCCAGCCCAGGATGATTGGCAGGAGCAGCATGAGGATGGCGACGACGCCGCAAATGATGACGAGCCAGACCAACATCGACACCAGCCACGCACTGGAGAAACACATGCTAGTTCCCCTCTGCCATGTTCATAGGTCCGCGCTGGCGGTGAAGTCGGTATTGAAGACACCGCTTGCATTTGTCGTGCCGACCGGCGCGGACACATAGACCGTTGACAGGCCGGTGGCAGCGATGGTCCGCGTTCCGAAATTCGCCGAGACATCGTTGACTAGCGCCAATGTCGCAGGCACCGCCCGCATTGGCACCGAAAGCGTTGCGGCGGCATAGAACGTGCCTATTGCACCAGTTGGGACGTATCCGCCCCAGAGAATGTGCCCGACCTGGAAAAACCGTTGGCACTGTTGCAGTTGCGTAACCGGATCGAGCTTTTCGAGCGGCGTGGCGACGGTGCCGAGTTCAAGCTGGACGCCCCAGAAATAGAAGTTTGCCGTTTGCACGCCGATGCCGCCGAATAGGGTGTTGTTCGTGGCCCCAGACGAGAACGCAAAGGCTAGGCGCGTGCAGTCGTTACCATTCGTCCCGGTGGTCTTACCCGCCGCGCTGGCGATTGCGGTAGTGACGCTGAAACGGGTCCATGTCGTGCTAAGGGTCACGGATTGCCCGGTCGTGCTGTTCCATGCAGCCAGTGACGGTGATCCACCCGTGCCGCAATCTTGAAGGTAGTTGATGCCGAGCTTCGCCGTGCCGGAAGTCACCGCCCCCCAGAATGACAAAGTGACGGTCTTGCCGCTGAGACGGCGCAAGCCCTCAATCGGCTGCTGTAATGTGCTATACGCACCCGCCCCAGCGTTGCCGGTGACATTGGCGGCCAGGAATGTATTCGGCTGCTGGTCGCCAACTAAGGTCCGAAAAGTGTCATCAACCGGCGTCAGGATAACGCTTATTCCGTCTGACGCACCGCCAAGTTGCCAGCGGTCAGCAGTATAATTCAGAAAAGCCGTCCACGGACCGACGCCTCTTTGTTGCACATTAAACATGCTGTTGTGGATGAGGTTGCGGCCCACGTCGTTCAACGCCGTCGCAACAGCAGCGGCAACAAACGCGGTATTTGCTATACTGGTGTCAGCGTCACCGGCAGCCTGATTGGGTACGGTCGTGATTGCCGGATGCGTATGGTCCGCCCGCGCCCATGTTGAACTGGCACCGATGCCAGCCGTCCCGTCCATGTTGGGCGTCGTGCTTGACGCCTGCCCCTGTACGTAAGCGGTCGTGGCTATCGACGTATCCGAGTCATTGACCGGCGGCGTGACACTGGTTGGATTTCCTGTCAGGGCCGGGCTGTTGATTGGTGCATATGCCGTGCTTGTACTGCTGCCAGATACCCACTTCGCGGTATCCCAAATCCAGACGATGCCGTTTGGTCCAGTGAATTGCTGGCCGTTGCTGGGAGATGATGGAAAGTCCAGCATTTTGTTAACTCCACCTGACAACGCGGGCGCGGTAGCCGGGTGCTACGGCGGCGGGTTTTGGCACGACCGGGCGCGGCTTGGCCCGCCATGGCCGCAGCCCGTCGAGGTAGAGCATCCGGATTTCGGATGGTGTCAGCGCGCGGTTGTAGATGCGTGCATCGGAAAATCTGGCGTTGGCTTGCGTGGCATTGTCCTGGCGATTGCCGATGATCAAAGGTTGCCCCTGGTCAATCGGAACGCCGGACCCGGACAGAATTGACGCATTGCCGGAACTGTAAGAGCGGCCATTGTAATAATGCGCAACGAATCCCGTGAGGCTGGGGCTGTCTAGCGTTACCGCCAGGTGAATCCATTGCTGGGCGGGAAAGATATACTCGCCTGAACCGCTGCCGCTACTTTGGGAATAACTGGTTCCATTTCCCAACATCAGCACGCTAAATTGGTGGGTATGAACATACCAGTCGAACGGCGCCGGGATGTTGCTGATAGCCTTGGTGATAAGAGCAGAGCCGCTGCCGGGGATCGTTGGGTCGTTAAAATACACCCAGATCGCCAGCGTGGATGGCCCGAGCGGCGTTTGATATCCGACGTTAGACGTGATGTAGACCCCGCTACCCGACAAACCGGTTACATTTACCGCCGACCCGTTAGGACCATCGGCGACAAATGTGGTGGTCCCTTGCAATGTGGCATTTGCACCGAGGCCAGAGCCATCTCGCACCCTGGTTCCTGCGCGTTCAGTCAGCGGCAACCACAGCACCAGACCGCGCGCAAGCGGGTCACTACGATCTTGCGTTGCGACCGTTGGTGCAGAACCGCGTGCGAGATACCGCATCATACCACCGTGTTGTAGATGCCGGTGTATTGGACGGAATTACCCGACGCAGCGATGGTGACGCCGGATGCGTTGACGATGGCCACGCCCCATTTCTGCGGCATCCAGCCGCCGAATGCCTTGGCCACGCTGAAGGGCGGCGAGTTCATTGCGATGTTTTGCACGGAGGTCGGCACGACCCCGATGAGCGGCATATTGACCGGGTTTGCCGTTATGTCGGGGAACGTCAACGCGCCTTGTGTGCCCGGCACACCGCTGGCGGCGCCTGTATTGGTGTAGTTCGTCCCCGCCGGATCGGTCAGGCCGTAGGCGTAGACATAAACGGCCTTCAGCGATGCGGGTGCCGTGTTCACCGCTGCAAGGTTTACCTGCACGAAGGCATCGAGGTAGAGCGTGGCGCTGTTGTCCACTGCTGCCGATCCCCAGCCCGCCGTCAGCGATGATGCCAGCGAGTTCAGGCTGGTGATGGTGAAGGTCTGGATGCCCTGGAAGGCTTGGAGGACAACGGCCATGATCAGGGCACCCTTACCGTAAGGAAGACGGTCGCACCCGGCGCTGCGGTGCCGGCGACGATGACCCAGAGATGCTGCCCGGCGGTGAGCACGTTGAGAGCCGTTGCCGTGCCCACGCTGTCGCTGGTGGTGGTTGCGGCGGTCAGCGCCACCATGCCGGTGACGTTGGTCAATGACCCCGGCGCCCCGATTGCCGCCGTGTAGGTGAGCGTGCCCGAGGCAACATGCGCGTAGCTGTTGACGACGGTTCCACCGTTGGGCAACGGACCCAAATCAAAAGTTCCAACTGGCAAGCTGTCGGTGAGGCCGCCCGTCAGCCCGACCGTGATGAGGCGCGAGGCACCTATCAGGTTGGTGGCAGGGACGTATTGTTGCGAAGTAGTATCGTCAAACCCGACATAAAGCTGACCACCGACCGAATCGAACCACAGTTTACCGTTGGCGAAGGCGGGTACAGCATCCTGCACCACGGCACCACCAGGCAAACCATTAGCTGCGGCTGTAAGACGGCCTTTGGCATCCACCGTGATATTGCTGTTGGTGTAGCTACCAGCGGCAACGGCGGTAGTCACCAGTGTCGGCGCGGGGTAGGTTCCGGTCAAATCTCCGCTTGCAGCACCAGAGGGCGGTAGCGATGACGGGATGCTAGCCGAGGTTATGTACCCCGCCGGGTTGGTTGCCGCATATCGGCTGGTGTCGGTCGGGTGGACGTGATCGGGACGCGCATATGTGGCTAGCGTGCCGATGGCGGCGGTGCCGTCCATGAGCGGGGTCGTGACGGTGTTCACGGCGGGTGGCGCGGTGCCGCTGCTCGCTGCGGTCAGCCTGCCCTTAGCGTCTACGGTGAGCGCGGTATAGGTGTAGCTGCCGGCGGCAACCGCAGTCGTCACCAGGGTTGGCGCCGGGTAGGTTCCGGTCAGATCGCCGGTTGCGGCCCCTGACGGAGGCAGCGATGCCGGAATGCTTGCGGACGTGATGTAGCCCGCCGGGTTGGTTGCCGCGTAGCGGCTCGTATCGACGGGATGCACATGGTCCGCTTTGGCCCAGGTTGTGCCGCTGCCGATGGCGGCTGCACCATCCATGAGCGGCGTGGTGCTGGAGGCGACGGGCAAAACAGCCGTGACCTGTGCGGCTGTTTGATAGCCGGACGGGTTAGCGGCAGCGTAGCGGCTGGTATCAGTCGGATGCACATGATCGTCGCGCGAATAGAGCAGCGACGTGCCGGCAATGGCCGTTCCGTTGATTAACGGCAGGGCGTTGCTTGGCGCCGCGCCGCTGGCCGAAATCGAAATCCACCCCAGGCTTTTCCGCCCGTAAGTCAGCCCGTCATTGGGCGCTTCGGTGATGCCGCCACTGGCCCCCGGCATGGTCGAGATCGCCACCTTTTTCCACGACCCGGATGCGGCCTGATCCGACACCAGCAGGTAGTCGGTCCCGGCGGGGGAAGCCTTGGTAGTCAGGGCGGCGATATCGACATCGGTTGGAGAGGCGACACCTCCGGTGTTGTTCCCTTTGAATGTGAAAGCCGCCATGGTTGCCAATTCGGCGTTGCTGACAGCCGTGCCCGTGGCCCAGGTATTGGCAGCGGTGCGCCGCGCCAGCCCCGTGCCTGCCAGGGCGGCAATCGCGGTCAGATCGCCATCAAGAGGCTGAGTGTTCGCGGTCAAGGCATAGGGCGCGAGTGTCGTCGTCACCTGCGCCGCGGTTTGATAGCCAGATGGGTTGGATGCGGCGTAGCGGCTGGTATCACTCGGATGGATGTGATCGCCACGCGAATACAATACCGACGTACCCGCCGCCGCAGTTCCATCCATTGCCGGGGCGGTATCGCTGGGCGTGCCGCCACCACCCCCACTGCCACCCCCACCACCGGACAACTCATTCGTCGCCGCCACCCAAGCGGCACTATTTCCATCATCGTAACGGATATAGAGTTGCCCGCCAATCGAATCCCACCACAATGTCCCTGGATTCGCCGTGGGCGGCGTAGCCTGGATGACGGCACCGCCCGGTATGTTGCCGTTTACCGGAACCCAAGTGCTGTTGCTGTAGACCATTACCGCATCCAACGTCGTGTCGAAATACACGTCGCCCGGCGTCGGCGCACCCCCGAACGGGTCCAGAGCCGGTGGAGATGGATACGGCCCATACCACATCGAATTGAAACTCTGCCACGCCGCTTCCGCATCCGCCGCACTCTGCGCCGCGGATGCGGCGTGGCCGGAGGCGGCGATGATGGCGTCGATGTTGTTGGCGCAGTCAATGACTGCCTGCATGTTCATGGCGACGATATCGATATACGTGCCCTCGCCAGGGATCATGCTGCCGTCTTCAAGCGTGTACCACGTCACCCCTCCCATATTGGGGTCAGGGTCGATCAGTTCGGATGAACCGGCAGGTATCGGCTCAGGACGAACCGCGGCAAAATATGTGGTCCTATGGCCAACGCCGAACTTGCCGGGATAGGGCGTAGGCCGCGGCCCAAACGGCGGCTTAGGCTTCGGCGCCGGGTGCGTCGAAATGGGAAAAGTATCGGGCATCAGGCAAAGGCCCCCGTACCAAGGCCAAAGGAAGCGTAGCGACCCTCATTGCCCGCCTTGTTGATATCCCGCACCGCTTCGTCCCAAAACCCTTTCCAGATTCCGATCCTTTCGTCATTGACGAGGTAAGGCTCAGCCTCGATCAAGGCGCCGTAGAGGTAGAGTTCAGGGTAGGTGGCAAGGATTTCGTTGACCGGCGCCACGTCACTCAGCGGCGTAAAACGCTGCCAATAGACCGCCTCGAAATTACGGTAAAGCGTCGGATCGGTTATCTGCGCCGGCAGGCCGGTCAGCGGTGACGGTCTGGGGGCAAACCTGATCTGCTTGCCGATGACGGCAAACGCCTCGGGCAGCGGCAAGGCTATAGGTGCACCAAAATTGCTGTAGACATTCTCCAACTGCCCATTAGACATGCCGCGCAACCGCGCACGCTGCTGCGGACCACCCGGCGTGCTGTTGCCCGAACCCGCGGCAATAGAGACGATTTCGATGAAATCGTAAGGTAGGTACTCATATTCTTCATTCAAGATCGCCACGGCCCTCGATTGCATCTCCTTCGCCCGTAGCTGGCGGTACATCCGCCGCTCGGCCAGGGCGATGAAAGTCGGGATGCGCGTCGATAGCTCCACCCGATCCGCCAGCCAGTCCAGGATCACCGCCTGGAGGCCGGCGTAGTCGGACATCTCTAACGTGCTGCCGCTCATTATACCCTTCCGTCATAGGTGCGGAAAAACCTGTTATCGGGGTCGTTCAGCCAGCGTTTGAAGCGTTTGCTGTCACTTAGAATTCCTTGCTCTTGCAGAAACATATACGTCGCCAAGGGCAATTCCGCGACCTTGACCATATGCTTCTGCGTGTTCCCCGCATGAACGTTTTTGGGGTTTTCCTTGGCGTATTCCCGGTTCGCGGCAGCCACGTCACGCGCGCCGTAGGATTCGTGGATGAAATATTCTTCCGTGCCGTCATAGCCGATCCAGACGCGCATCTGGCGTTCGGTGTCGTCGAAGACGAGGCGGCGTTCCATGAGCGTGCCCCTGCGCCTTACGGCGCAGGGTCCATGCGAGTTACGACAGGTCAGCGATAACGAAATGGGCTTTGGGCGCATCGACGCGCAGCGTCCCTTCCCATGTCACCATGCCGTTGTCGGCGTCACCGATCTTGGCCAACTCGTCTACGACAAAGTTGGATTCGGGCAGTGTCGCGACGGTGTAAAAGCCGGGCTGGATGCCGAAGGCGTAGCCCGCCGGCATGAAGCGGTTCGGCACGATCTGCAACTCGCCGAAATCGCTCTGCCAGGCCGAGACGGCACCGATCAGGGCCGTGGGCTTGACTTCGGAGATGCGATATTCCGACGTGGCGGTGCCGGCGACGTTGATCAGCGCCGAGATGGCACGCTTCTGGGCACTCGACACCATGATCAACTCGGGCTTGCCGCCATTGTCGAAGGCGGCTTGCATCGCCGTGCCAAGGATGGCGAGCGAGACTGCCCGCGGCGTGCCCGCGGTGCCCGCCGTGGTGCCATCGCCCACGGGTGGGGTGCCGGTGGCGCCGCCGTTGAAATTGCCCGCCCAGGAAGGGAACGAGGCAAGCTCACGCGGGTCGGTGCCTTTCTTGATCTGCACGCCGGTCTTGCCGGTGAGCGAGACTTCGATATCGCGGCGGATTTCCAGCCCTTTGAGAAGCTGTTGATAGGTAATCTCTCGCGCCCTACCGGCTTTGTTGACGACGTTGAGCGAGCGGCTGACGGACCAGTCGGTCGAAGCGATCTGGCAGTAATTGCCTAGCCGCAGGGTAGGCTTCAGATTGACATACGCCGCCTTGAACCCTTCGGGCTGGGCGTTCTTGGCCGGTGCGACTAGCTCCTGGACCTGCCATTCATGGTAGATCGCTTCGGCACCGGCTTTGTTGGCGCCCTGGTAAAACGGGCATTCGGTCGGGTCGATGCGCGTGATCTTATCGATCAGGTCTTCGCGCTGACCGATTGCCTTGTTTGCACCCGTGGTGATGTACGTGGCGGCATCTGCCGCTGCCATGGCCATTTATCGTATTCCCCGCTCTGCGAGAAGGGCATCCACGGCATTCTGGATGCTCGGCTTCTCATTGAATTTTGCCTGAGCGGCAGACCGCTTTCCTACGTTGGGGTCCGTATTGGGAACAGATCGTCCACGCGAGATTGACTTCACCAGCACTGGCGAAACCCGTTTGGCGGCAATTGGCCCGGTGCCTTTACCCTTGCGCGCAACCATCAGGTCACGCACCAGGAAGATGAAACGCGGGTCAACGATTGGCGCATTACCCAATTCCTCTGCGCTGTAGCCATAGGTTTCGGCAAACTCCACAAGTTCGCGAATTTCGCTCTTGCGGGTCCGTTCATCGCGCCAAGACGGCAGTTTCTCCATCAGCGTGTTGACGACCTGACCACGAAGCTCCTGAAGTCTCGCGTTCTGGTCCTTCTGAGCCTCACGGGCGAGCCGATCTTCCTCGACCTTGATGGCGTCCAGCTTGGCTTGCTGGTCACGCCACGCCTCTTTGGCTTCGAGGTAGCCGATGGGGTCTTGCTGTTTCAGCGCATTCCAGTTCGGTTCAGTGCCTCCGAAGGTGTTGATCTGTCGCCGCAGGGACACCAGCAATTCGGCGTACTGCGCCCGTTCCGTACGCAAATCGGCAACCTCGCCATCGAAGCTCTTTCGATGGACCGCCAGGTCGGCCGTCTTGCGCGAGTAGTCCTGTTGCCGGAGATACCCGTGCGTTAGCTCTGACAGCGTGACGCGTTGAGGCTTGCCCGCGACCTGAACTTCGAATTCAGGGTCGTCGGATTCCTCTTGCGCCGCCGCAGGCTCGTCGGGCTCTTCGGACTCTGGGACTTCTTCGACCGTATCAGCAGGTTCGGTGCCTTCATCGGAAGGCGTGTCGATTGTCTGCTCGCCGGCTTCGTCGTCTTCCACCGCTTCGGGTGGAGAAACGGGCGGGGTTTTCTCGGCGGAAGGAGAGGGTGCCGGAGCGGGGTCCGATCTCTCTTTCAGCAGGGTGGCAACCGCCTCTGCCATCGTCAGTGGCCCGGTGCCCGCTTCCGCAGGCGTGTCGGACGTTTTGACAGTT